TGATAATTGTGTAATCTAAACCATGTTGCTCATTAGCTATTTGGATATCCATTTCACAAGCATATTTTGCAACTCCATAAGGGTCTATAGGTGATTGTTGTTGATCTTCATCAAATATTCCTCCATTTCCATGACCATATACAGCTAAAGTTGACGTAAATACCAGTCTTTTAACGTTGTTTTTAATACACTCATTAACTATACGCGCCGTTGATTTCAAATTATTATCATAGTTATAACACCGTATAAAAGGAGATAAACCTTCAGCAGCATAAGCTGCAAAGTGAAAAACATAATCAAAATTATTTACTTCAAAACAATTTTCAATGGGGTGTTCTGTAAGATTCATTTGCCAAAAATCTACTTTTGGGTTAATATTTTCTTCATAACCCCCACTTAAGTCATCAATACCAACAACTTTATATTCTGGTTTGTTTTCAATAATCCAATCTGCTAATCTACTTCCAAGTAAACCGGCTACACCTGTAATTAATACTGTTTTTTGTTTTGTCATATTTTTAAATTATATAATTGCTCTTCCTTTCATTTCTTTCCAGTCTTTATTTTCTCTAACATCATTGTTTTTACAATCAACGGCTGTTAATATTCTAGGGGATATATTTAAGTCATGTGCTAGTGATATTAATGCTTGTAAGTCTTTTGGAAAACAATGACCCCCAAATCCAAAATCTCCATCTGGTCCTGGTACATTCCAATGTGATTTACCTAACCTATTATCATAACAAACATATTCAATTACCTTATCATAATCTATACCTAATTTCCCACATATTTGGTACATTTCATTTGCAAATGATACTTTGGTTGCTAGAAAAGTGTTAGTAACATATTTAACCATTTCAGCATTTGTTGAATCAGTTTTAATTATAGAGGCATTTGGAAATACTTTTGAAAATATGGTTTTTAACTTAGTAGTTGCTGCTAATGGACCTCCTAAAATAATTCGTGTTTGATTATTAAAATCATTTACGGCATTGGCTTCAGTTAAAAATTCAGGGTTAAATATAATATCAAGGGATGGAAATTGTTTACTCCACTTTGCACACGTTCCAGGAGGCACAGTTGATTTGATGACGACTATTTTAGCAACCCCAAATTCAAATACACGTTTAATAGCTGCTTCAACTATATCTGTATGGCAGCTGCCATCTTCATTCATTGGTGTTGGTAAGCAAATAAACACAACTTCATTATCTAAGGTTTCTTGTTCACGGCTGTTACAATAAATTATACCTTTTGTATCATACGTTTTAACATCAAACCCCTCCATTAATTTTTGGTAAACAGCATTACCAACAAATCCCTGTCCTAGTATTCCTATTTTCATAATGTATCATAGTATTTGTTTTGTTTTTCTTGTCTTTCTATATCTTTAGGGTGATATAAAGCCCATTCTTCTTCTGCTGGTAGTACACCATGTACTTTGTATCCTTCTATTACTTCATGTACTTTATTAACCCATTTAATATCAGGGTGTCTTCGATAGATTCTCATCTGCCAATCAGCCCAATTAACCCAACCTTTTTCATTTACATTCCATCCCCACCTTTTAATATGTTCTTCTGTTAATCCCTCAACTGTATTTACTCTAGGGACTCTTAACATATCAACTTCAGGGTTTGATTCTAATACTTCTGGAAGATTATCAATTAAGAATTTATTTGGTATTTCATCAGCATCTATTTGGAATATGTAATCTCCAGTACAAGAATTAGATAGCATGTTTTTCCAATCAGCAAAATGATTATTGAAAGGTTGCTCGGCTAATGTTATATAATCATTAGAACTTAATTTATGAAGGTACCCTAATAATTCAGACGTAGCACTGTTTTTAGTTAAATCAACTAATACTACAACTTCATCATTAATTCTTTTATTTGTCAGTAAAAAAGATAACAATCTTTGAATTTCAACAAATTCATCACATACTGTTACTGCGTAGCTTATTTTCATTTTATTATAAATTATTGATGTAATATAATAATCTATCTTGGGGTTCCCAACCTAAAATATCCTTAGCTATTGTACTGCTACAAAGTGTTACTTTATAATTTCCAGGTTGGTCTTCAATGTAAGTTATACCAACATCAAATTTATCTTGAAACATTTTAGCTAGCTCATTAATAGAATAATTAATGCCTGTTCCTAACTCCCAAGCTTCTATTGATGATGGTGTTTGGAAATCACATTCACCTGACCTAAAGTTAGCCATACCAATTCTCCACAAACCATCTACTATATCATCTACATGAGTAAAATCTCTTCTTTGCTCGCCATCACCAACAATTTGCAACCCCCCTTGCCTATTAATTATAGATCTCCAAATACCAATTACATTACCATTTATTTCATCTAATGCTTCTCCTGGACCATATACATTATAAAATCTACAAATCTCAACATTTAACCCGAAAGATTCTTTATATAAATTACATATCCCCTCACCTAAATACTTATACATAGCATAGGGTGAAGTAGCTGGGTTATGGTGTTTTGAGGATGAACCAGCATATACAACTTTTGCTCCTATATGGTGAGCAAAACTACAAACAGCTTCTGTTCCCTTTACATTTATTTTAAAAGTTTCTGTTGGGTTTTTAAATGAGGGCTGTACTCTAGATTGAGCAGCTAAATGGAAAATTAAATCATAATCTTTATCGATGTTATCTATAGTTGAAATGTCACCATGCCAATATTTACAACCATCAACTTCATTTTTAACTGTACCGGTAGAATAATTATCTAACGATTGAACTTCATGTCCTTCATCTAAAAGTCTCCATACTAAATTATGACCAATAAAACCAGCTCCTCCTGTTACTAGTATTTTCATTTTAAAGATTTTGCTATTAGTTTTTTAAATTTTGTTGTTGACCAACCATGATTCCTATTTAAATAGTGAATAGGTATTTTTAAATTATCCCCAGTAAACGGCTTATCAATATAGTCATCACCTAAGAACCTAATGTCAAATTCACCTATCTTAAGTAAGTCTAGTAGCTGTTCTTCGTAAGTATATCTAACTACATCATCAACATACCTAATACTTAATAATAATTCTTTACGTTCATCTGATGATAATATGGGTTTTAACTTTTCAGGTCGTTCAATTGAAGGGTCAGTATGAAGTAATACAACAAGGCAATCACACTTACCTTTTGCTTCTTTTAACATTTGAACATACCCTGGATGGTATACATCAAAATTCCCTGCTATTACCCCTGTTGTCATTCTTCTGGTTTAAAAATCCCTATATAATCTAAAGCTTCAATATAATCTTTTTCATCAAACTCTTTTATAGTTTCCATATCCATTCTCCATTCGTAGAATTCACCTTCTTTGTTTGGGATTGGATATTTATTTTTTTCTTCCTCCTTTACAGGAACAGCTAATACCGCCCCCCATTTCCAACTATTTGCACTTTTACCATTAGCAAATACCATACCTTTAGCTGGCATATTAACCGTTGAAGGCATCCATATTTTACCACTTTCATCTTCACCCATTAATTCTTTATAGAGATTTGGAAGTAATTCCATCTGTTCTTCGAAGAATTGAGAATCTTTCTTCATTAATGAGTTTGAAATAAAACCACACCCATAACATTGGTAGTTTTTAATATCTTGGTTTATTTCTTGCACATAACAAGCATCTGAACCACATCTGTCACATATTATTAAGTTATCCATTTATTTTACTATTTTAAGTTCTGGTAAGTTTAATTTAGGTTGTTTAATTTTTGGTAGATTCAACTCAATATTTTTAGGGAGATTAACTTTACTTTCTAGAATATCAAGTAATTGTTTCTGCATACTTTCAAAACTAAATTTCTTTTTTAATCTATTACTGTGAGACTTACCTTTATTATTCCATTTTTTGTATTCTTTTTTTACACTAACTAAAGCATTTCCTAACTGACCATGATCAACTGAGAACCACTTAGACCCTTCAATCAGCATATCTTTTTGTTGTGCCGAAGGATGAATATCAGTTAATGTTCCTCCTAAAAGCACATTTGATTTATTATCTAAAAAATCTGTTTGACCTGACCAACCTGATGCTATTACAGGTTTTCCTGTTAATGCAAATTCTAATAGGGGTCGACCAAATCCTTCTCCCTTAGTTGCGGACACCATCGCTTTAATTTTTGGATGGTTATATATTTCATTCATTTCAGAATCTGATAAATCACCATGAATTACATAAATGTTAGGAATAATTTTAGCATTTATGGATTTTCTAATAGTATGAATTCTTCTCATTACTTCTCTTCGATCCATATGTGAACCTTTCCCACAACTTACCTTAAGAACTAATGCCGGGGCGTTTGATTTATTTTTAAATACTTCATAAAAAGCTTTTAATAACAAACCTACATTTTTTCTATCTTCACCCATTTCACCTTGCAACCAATGACCTACAAACAAATAAGCAAATTTTTCTGGGATTGAATCTAATGAATTTTTTAATTTATCATTAGTCATTGTTTTTACAGATTTGTAAACATCTAAATTAGCACCCTCAATTAATACTTCTACAGGAGTTGTTAGCTTTAATTCTTGTTTTTGACCTGTTTGCTTATTTTGAACTTCATAAGCGGTTTGCTCAAATACACCTTTAGAATGTGTGGATGAGGTTAATACTAAATTCATTCTATTACATCCTTCAATCCATTGAGGAGCACATTGGGTAGTTTCGATACCCGCTGTTAAACCAATGTTATATTTACCTACTGGTTGAAATTCATTAGGTACGGTAACTTGACACCAAATGTCGGGCTTTTCCGTTAAATTAGGAACAATGTGGTCTTTTAAAAATTCCCACTCTTCAAAATCATCTAAAAAACCTTTACGAGTATTTCCCCACCTCTGTGATAGAATCTTGACATCATATTTTTCAGATTTGATTAATGCTTTTACAAAATCCCTACTTCTTGCTCCATACCCTGAGTAAGTATCAATAGGGCAGCTTATATAAAATGTGTTTTTCATTAGTAATTTAATTTATGTTTTAAAACTCTTGTTTCGAAATCTGTGTCTTTTAAGAATACAAAACTTTCTCTTGGCTTCCAAGTTGAAAATAATTCTTCCATACCTTCAGTAAATGTATCCCCCATCTTCACAGATGTAAAACCAGCTTCATCTCCTATAGCCCATTCTCTACCTGAATTCCCGATTTCTTTTCTCTTGGCATCCGACATTTTGTATAGTTCTGATATTCGTTCTGCTGCATCTTCAGCTTTACATCTATCATCCCAAATATAGGGTGTTACAGGTGATCCTACTAAAGATAAAGCTTTAGGGAAAACAGGTAATGTCCATTCACCATGTTCTTTATAAGTTCCTTTATGGTTTGATGGGACATCTTCAGAATTAGTATACCATTTACCATTTTCATCAACAAATCTCATTTGGTCCTGCATTCCTCCTGTTACATTAGCAATAAATGGGGTACCTGTTAATAAAGATTCAGTTAATGATAACCCCCAACCTTCTGCTGATGATAGTAATATTACCCCATCTGCCATATTATATAAATAATTCATATAAGTATGAGGGAGTTTTTGGTTGGAAATTACAATAGATTTTTCATCCTCACCAAATAGATATTCTATTACAGCAGGTATATCTGTACCATGCTCACTATTAGGATCTGTATGTAGAATAAATAAACATTTTTTCTTTTCTTCAGGTGTTAAATTATCTACAAATAATTTCCAAGCTACTAGAGCATCAGGAATACATTTTCTACGGATATTTCTAGAGTTGAAGAACAAAATAAAATCTCTATCTTCATTATGAGTTAATTGGTTTTTGAATTTAGTATACTCTTCATTTACATCTTCAAGTGGGAAGAATTTTCTAGTATCTAATCCATGAGGAACATATTTAATTACCTTATCATTTCCTTTTTTACCTAATACAATTTTATTTATAGCTACTGTTTGCTTTGAAATACCAAACAAAGCATCACAAGATTCATAAAATTCTTCATTATATTGAGGAGCAGGCATGTCATCCCAAATATTAAGATATGCAATTGGGATTTGACTTCTTATTTCTTCTTCCATCTGGAATACCCACATAAAATATCTTGGATCTGTTATAAGAAGAATTGCATCTGGTTTTTCGGTTTTAATTATTTCTCTCAAAATATTTTCATCACCATAACCATCTACAGGAAATAATTTTACATTAGCATCTGTTAAACCTGTATCTTTATTCACATCCTCAGATAAATCTACTGTATTACCTTTTTCAGGATGTTTAATACTACCAGCTAACTGAACCCAGTTATAATGACCAGCTGTATTAAAAATTAGCTCTCTACCAATTTGAGCAACCCCAGAATGAACACGAATGTCATCTGTTAATAATAGAATTTTTTTTCTATCATTTTGTTTAATGTAACCTTCTTTCATTTTTACTTATTTGTTTAAATCTAAATTTGTTTGACTGTTTATTTTTTTTCTAAAATCCTCATCTGTTAAATAAAGAAAAATAGCTCTATCAGATAATTTTTGAAAACTAAATTTTCTCTTTACACATTCTATTTTAAAATCTTCAAATAGATCACTTTTTACTTTTACACTAGTTAGTGTCATTTCTTTGTTGGTACTCATAGTTATTTATTTTTTATCATTTCATATACATATATAAAAATATCAGTATGTCGCAGAACATAAATGTGTCTTATGGAAAGGACACCACTTACAATTATTATTTATTGTAGCTGGCATTTCTTTATCATTAAACCCATCTGGGGTAAAACAATTATCTAAAAATGTTTTTAATGAAGTTGTTGCTCTATTAACTGATGTTTTTCCAGATGGAGGTCTAAACTGTTGCACACGCTTAATTACATAATCATCAGATTCCCATAACTTACGTTTAACAATAAAAAATTCAATCTCAATACTATCTACCGGAACTTTATACTGTTCAGCAAAGAACTTTTTATATAAAACTAACTGGTGTTGTTTAGATTTGTCCTTTTTTGCATTAGCGTTCCACCCACTTGTTGAGGTTTTAATATCTAAAATAACAAATTTTTCTGTGTCTTCATGATATAACACGACATCAAGGAAACCCATGTATTTAACGCGAGGTAAACGTGGGTTAGGCGCAATTACTATGGGTATTTCACAACCTACTAATGACCAACCACGTTTAGAGAAATACTTACTCCTATTTTTCTTCACATAGGAAATTATTTCAATACCATCATCATAAAATTCTCTAATTTGTTTTGGAGAACTAAAATGAATGTTTTTATTAGCTTTATAGGCCTTAGCGTAACATTCTCTTAAACGGGTTTCAAAATCCTCTTCTAAATCAATCCTATCAGCGGCTGCTGCTGATTCGTTATACATTACATCTAAATACATTTGGAGAGTTTCATGTACAGCTGTTCCAAAAGTCATATGAATACTTTGTTCCCTAACCTTATGACCATCCCTATAATTTAATGCCCATTTTTTAGGACATTGGGTATACATGGATAGTTGTGAATAAGAAATATTTTTTTCAAATGCAAAATTGACAGGTTCAGGAGGATTCTCCTGAATGTATCTTACTATCTGTGGTATTTTCTTTTTCTTCCCCAATTATTTTTTCCATTTATTGCGACCTACTAAAAGACCGATTATTCCATAATTGGCAATATCAATAAATGTATCTTCCATACCCTCACCAATAACAAATGATCTACCATTAATTAATAGATTTTTTAAACGGGAAATTTTATCAGTAAGTCTAATACATAAACCTGTTAATGAAAATTTCTTATCTTCGTCATTATGTAATATGTTTCCACCTAAAGCAATGTTATTTAAACCATAATCCATATGCTTACGAGCAAATAACTCATACATTTCTTTTTGAATTTTTTTAAATTCATTAGATAATTCTGGGTATTCTTTTTCAAATACCTTTACATCTAATTTTGTTGAGGTAGTATTGTGACTATCTAATTGTGTATTATTTTCTCTAATCATTTCTTCATATTTTTTTACTGAGTCTCCCATATGGTGTGTGTGTTTTATATGCCTGGAATATACGAAAGGTAAATGGGTTTTCCTACCCCTTTACCACTTCTTTTTCAGTAAAATATTTATCTATTGCTGCTATTCTATCATCGGCATCAACCAACATTGAAAGTGCTTCTTCAGCATTTTTATAAAAATCTTCTGTGGAATGATCCCCAATACCTACTGCTCGGTCACCTAACAATTCAAGTGATAATAAAGCTTTTGATTTATCTGTCAATGCAGACATACGTAACATTTCAACTAATCTACTCATATTTTTGCTTTTTTAATTATTTTTTTAATTTCTTTCCCTTCAACCCCCATTTTACATAAGATATCTTCTACCCCTGGTTTTTGAAGCATACTAATATATTGTTCAGCTTCATCTTGGGAACATTCATAATATTTAGAGATATAACTTGTTACCTCTTGGTAATTATTTTTATTTTGATTTTTGATATATTTAAGCCAAAGTTTCTTCTTTGGGATCATTTCTTTATAAATGGAGTATATCTGTTTTTTGTTTTGGGGGTTGATTTTTTGTACATAGTTTACAATATCAATATAACCCAAATTCATAGACATATACCTATGAACCATATAGGAATTCCACTTATCCCATGATGCTTCAGAGAATGAGTCTGAATGAGACTTTTTTAGTGTAATCTCATCCAGCCACCCAAATATATTTGAAATCTCTTGCTTATCCATTAATTATGTGGTCTTCATAATCTTTTCTTAACTCAGCAGGAATAGTATCTTTTAAAATCTTCCCTGTTATTGGGTCATAAAATACAGGGATAGGCATTACTGCATCTTCATCTGCTCCCACTACGAATTTAGAAACCCTACGGAGAATTACTCCTTGTTGAAATACTACATTTCCCTCTTTAGTTTCTACTACTTGAGTGTTTTGTAAATCTACGTTAAGATTCATTTTTTGTTGTTGTTCCATTTTTACTTTCTTTTTTATTGTTTTTAAAATCTATTATAAACCCAATCGCAACTAAAATATTTAAACCCACACTAGCGATTATTTCATGTAGGTCTTTATAAACATTTAAAGATAAATGAACATGCCCTAACATCCAAAATGGAATAGCCATCTGTTGGCTGTACCATATTAGAGCAAATTCTATAAATCTTTTCATTTTAATTCTATTAACTTAGATATTAAAGCTAAACAATTTATTTCTTTATCAATGCGAAAATTAGACTGGTACGAATATTCGTTAACATGAACTGCGACCATTCCCTCGTTTCCAGGGGCAAATTTAGAAGAATTATCATAGAGGTAACGATATAATTCTTCAAAGTCTTTAACATTTGCATTAGCAATTGTTTGTCTAATTTCTCTCCAATTAGGTTTTGCATTTGATAGTTGTTTAAGAACCTGAGTCATATAGTTAGATGATACAAGTACTGATTTATCAATAACTAATTTATTATCTTGTGTTGATAGTTGAACCGTATTTAAACATTTACGTAAATCTGGATAGAATTGATTTGTAATAATTTTAATATCTTCCAATTCAAATTCAGTATTTTCTTCACCTAAAATCCATGCTATGTGTTTGGCAACATCCACCTTTGTAGGTGGTACAATTTTTAATACTTGACAACGTGACTGTAGAGGATCAATGATACGCTCAACATAATTACAAGTCATTATAAACCTAGTCGTTCTCGAAAACGTTTCAATAACATTACGGAGTGAAGCTTGCGCTTGAATAGTAAGAAAATCAGCTTCATCCAAAATGACCACTTTAAGTGGTTTAAAACTAGCTGTGCTTGCAAACCCTGAAACTTTATCTCTAATCGTTTCAATCCCCCTTTCATCAGAGGCATTGATATAAAGATGATCACAATCAAGACTTTTAACAATAAGTTTAGCAAGAGTTGTTTTTCCCGTTCCGGCAGGTCCATAAAATATTAGATTTTGAATATCATTCTGTCCCAAATATTGATTAATTGTAGTTTTAATATGCTCATTTCCTACATAATTTTCCAATTTAATGGGTCTATACTTTTCTACTAAAAGTGAATGTTCTTTATTTATCATAACTTAAATATACGAAATATATTATTAATTTCCAAACTATATCCCCTGTTTAAATTCACCATATAGTGAATACATTTTGGGTTCTTCTTTTTTAACCTCATACTCTTGGACTTGAATAGCATAAAGTTTACTGTCTAGAGGATCTAACCTATAAGCTCCTTTAAATCCTGTCTGTTGTAGAAATGCTTCTAAAGCATCTGTAAGAGTTTTAAATACTTCCTTTTTTGGATCACCAACTAAAGACCAACGGTCCCCTGGAGGGACACGTTGAGCTATTAGTTCATTATGTTCTACTTTCTCAGTACTCATAATTAATACATTGCATCTGGAGTTGGTGTTTCTTGCTCTGGGTGGTCAACTACCACACATTCTGTGAGTAAAATTGTCCCTGCTACTGATGCTGCATTTTCAAGTGCTGTTCTAGTTACTTTAGACGGATCCAAAATACCTGCTTCTTTCATATCTACAACATCTCCTGTTTTTAAGTTATAACCAGTCCATACATCTTTTTTCGCATCTACTAATTGATATTTACCAATCATTTGAGCGTCTGTAGGTGTGTAACCTGCGTTTAAAAGTATTTGTTCGAATGGTTTACCACAGGCCTCGTATACTATTTGGGAGCCTATACCACTATTATTAATAGATTCACGAGCATATAACAATGCAGCTCCCCCACCTGGGACTATACCACCTTCCAATGCTGCTTTTGTAGCATGAAGAGCATCGTCTACACGATCTTTTTTCTCTCTCATTTCAACTTCAGTATGACCACCAACATGAATAATAGATACTCCTCCTACCATCTTAGCAAGACGATTTTGTAGTTGTTCTGTTACAAACGGTGTATCTGATTTATCAATTTGGGTTTGTAATTCATTAACTCTTTGGTTAATGTCTTCATCCTTACCTTTACCATCAACAATAGTTGTTTCATCTTTAGTAACGGTTACAGTTCGAGCTTGACCAAACCAATCATGAGAAAATTTATCTAATTTCATCCCCTTGTCTTTGTCAAAAACAGTACCACCTGTTAATGTAGCAATATCTTCAAGGATTAATTTTTTTCTATCTCCAAAATCAGGTGCTTTTACAGCTGCTACTTTTAGGATTCCTCGTGCTTTATTTACAATTAAAGTTGCTAAAGCCTCATTATCAATATCATCAGCAATAATCAAAAGTGATTTATTAGTGCTTGAAACATTTTCCAGAATAGGAAGTAATTCTTTAACTGTTGTAAATTTGTGATCTGCAATTAAAATTAATGGATCTTCTAAGGTACAACTCATACTGTTGTTATCAGTAACAAAGAAATGGGATTTATATCCTCTATTAAACTGCATTCCTTCTACTGTTTCCAAATAAGTTTCACCTGATTTTGATTCTTCAATATGAACAACTCCATCACGCCCTACTTTCTCAATAGCAGTAGAAATTAATTTACCAACTTCAATATCATTATTTGCTGATATGGTTGCAATTTGTTCTAATTGCTCTTCATTTGAAATTTCTTGAGAAATATTATTTCTAATAAAACCAATTACTTCTTTTACTGCAGTATCAATTCCACGTTTGATTTCAACAGCATTTTCTCCATTATTTAAATGTTTTAATCCTGCTTTTACTAATTCACGTGCTAGTAAAGTAGAAGTTGTAGTTCCATCACCAGCCTTTTCAGCTGTTTGTAATGCTGCTTCTTTTACCATTTGAACTCCTAAATTTTGGTTTAGATCTTCAACCATAATGTGTTTAGCTACAGTAACACCATCCTTAGTATGAATGGGTTTACCTGTTCTATCTGTACCTGCTATATCAATTAGTACATTTCTTCCATTTGGTCCTAAAGTACATACAACTGCATCTGCTAGTGTATCAATACCTTTCATTAATTCTGCCCTTGCTTCGGGTCCAAATTTTACTGTTTTTTTCATATCTACTGACATTTTATTTATTTATTTTTGCTAAAATTTGATTTTCTGGTCCCACAAAATATTCTTCCCCATCATATGGTAGTTTTGTAAATCCTTGAGTTGGTAAAACAACAATATCTCCAACTTTACTAATGGTAGGAATAAATTCTCCCATTAATGTGCTTTGACCTGGTCCTACTGATACAACTTCACCTGTTGTGTTTTTCTCACTTCCCATGTCTGGGACAATAATGTTTCCGTATGTTTGCTCCTCAGCTTCTAGAGGTTTTACAATAACGGCATTAAATAATGCTTCTAATTTCATAATCCTTTGTAATTTTGTAGTTTTTTTAATTCTATTAATAATTCATCCCATTTATCCACATACTCCTGGATGCTAGAGTAATGATCTTGTTGATTGTTTAATTTTTCTTTAGCTATTTTTTGTAAAGCAGAACCAAAAGAAGCATAGTGACCTTGTGGTTTTTCATATACTTTACCTACCTCCCCTTTTTTTAGAGCATCACCTGCTCTTGTTTTTTTAGGGGCAACTGCTTCATACACAGTGTAGCAGTGAGCATCTTTCCCTATAAAATAGGGTTCTAATAAGGGATCTTTAATTGTTGTTGACATATAACTTTATTTAATTATTTATTTGACGTAAATATACGTAAAATATGGCGTTAGGACACGCTATTTTAACGAAACTATTACTTAATTTTAATTGTTTTTGCTTTTTTAGATTCCGCAATTGGAATAAAGAGATGTAGCAAACCATCTTTCATTTCTGCTTCTAATTTCTCAAGTTCGAATTTAGCTGCAACTTTATAGCCTAAGTTAAAAGATCTTTTAGCTAATCCCTTATAGATATAGCCTGTATAATCATCTTCTTCAGCTGGTTTATCGTAGATAATTTTTAAAAGATCTCCATCAATTTCTAGTTGAATATCTTTTTTAGTTAGACCAGTACACGCAACTTCAAAATGAAGTCCGGCATCGTCATAAAAAATATCTAGTGGGTGTGGTTGTTTGTTTTCAAACGTAGTTGGTTGAAAAGCGCCGTCTGCCTTGAATAGGTTACGGAATAATAAATCGAACGGTGTACGCTCATTGAATAATGTACTCATATCATTTGTTTTTAGTGGGACCTAAGTTCCCGATTAATTTAAAAAATAACAGCGTGTCCTAAACTCCAATATTATTTTTATATACATATGTTAAAAATCTGTTTCTGCGCGTCTTACCATAAAATATTCACTAAAAGTTCCATTGTGTGAAAATTCAAACTTAAGTAAACCCATAGAACTAAGAAGCATTTTACCACCTTCCATATCTTTATTCGCTTGAAGTATAGTTTTTAACACATCTGAGTTATAAGGTATTTGTAGATTTAACTCATCTACTCTTCCTGGTATTTGGTATGTAATTTTATTATTGTGACCAGCTTCATCCCCAAATACAAACTCAACTACTTTCTCATCATCTAAATTTTTAGTAGTGGTAATAAGCATATTATCTACTTGGGATAGTGCACTTTTAGCTTTAATTAAATTGGTAATATCTTCAGCCGACATATCTAACTCAACTACCCAATCCTGAACATTTACAGTTCCTACTTTATTTATAAGTAATGGATCTGATAAAGCATAAGCTAAATTAAAGTTTAAATCTGATATTTTTAACTTAGTATAAATTGCATTATTTTTTTCTAATTCAAGAAGTAAATCTCCATTACATATAGATACTAAACTTTGTAGTTTCTTAGTATCATATATAGCTAAATTACCATCTTCCATTGAAAAATCATCACAAGTAACTTTCCCAATAACATCCTTGGTAGGTGTCATAAAGTCAATACTTATTTTTTTATCTTTGATAACCCATTTTACGGATTCATTTAACCCTAAATAGTATTTATCAATTATACTTTGAAGTTGTAGTTTATTTATCATTTTTTGTGTATATGCTATTATTAATTACTAATATATCTACTATATTATTACGTAAATGTACGAATGCTTCTTTGGGGTGACAAACTATAGGTTCACCATGTACATTAAAACTTGTATTTAGTAAAACAGGAATATTAGTTATATCATTAAACTTATTTATTAATTTGTAAAATTTTGGGTTAGATTTTTGTGTTACTATTTGTATTCTAGCCGTTTTATCTATAGGGTGTACCACGGCTGGTATCTTATTGTGCCATTCTTTTTTAGTATCATATAACATAGTCATAAACTCAGCTGTGTACTTTGATTTTGGAATATTAAAAACATCATCAGCATATTTATCTATTACAACTGGTGCGAATGGCATATTATCATTCCTTTGCAACCTATCATTAATTTTTTTATAAGTCCCAGGTACTGATGGATCTGCTATAATGCTTCTATTACATAAAGCTCTAGGACCGTGTTCATACCTACCTTGAAACCACCCTACTATTTTTCCTGATTTTAAATGTTGGGATAACTCATCCATATCTAAAGGTGATTTTTGATATTTAATTGAGTTGTAATGAAATTCTGAATCATCATATGACGTTCCTAAAAATACATTATCTAATTTAAAAGGTTTGAATTTAGGATCTAAATTTTTATGAGAAGCTAAAGCACATCCTAAAGATAAACCCTCATCTCCCATTGGGGGAGCTATAAAAACTTCATCAACCCAATCTAATTCATTTATTCTTTTATTTAACTTTACATTAGCAAATATGCCCCCAGCTAAAGCTAACTTTTTTACATGAGGGTAGTGTTTTTGTACATTGTTAATTAACTGTAGTACTTTTTCCTCAAAAACTAATTGACCATTAAATGCTACATCTGGGTTAGCTCTTTTATGTAAGTATAAACTTCCAAATTTTTCAA